GTGCCTAATTTGTTTTTCATACGGTAATGAAATTGAACTCATAGTTTTTCTTTTTAATTAATGTTTACTATTTTATTGTTTTAAGGTACTTGTACTTGTGATTGTAATGTATTTTCCCTTGTTGTTTTTATTGCAATTATTACTGCTTTATCTACTATTTCATCGTGTATGAAATAAGGTAATTCTGTTATTGTTTGAATATTTAATCCTTCTATACTTTCATCTCCATTTAATTCAGGATCATCTGTAAAATCTTCTAATATAATAGGACTATATTTTTTAATATATTTTATTTTATAATTTAATAATACTTCAGAAGAATAAATTTTAAAATTAATAGAACTATATTCTACTTTAATTATTTTTCTTTTACTAGGTTTTCTAAAAGGATTTTTAAGATAAGTACTTAAATAATCTATTTTAGTATTTTCAATAGTAGGATAAGAAATACAATTATTGATTTTAGCTTCTTCTCTGAGTATATAATTCAGATCGGTAGGTAAGTTTACCAGATAGCAATTAAAATTCGTTAAATCGTCTGTAATAGCTTCTATAGTACTATTAAATTCTTTTAATAAAGGAGCTAATATTCTTTTACTTCTTTCATTAGTTTCATAAGTACTATATGCTTCTTTAATAATATCTCTGCAAGCCTGTGTTAAACATAAACTCTTTTCATAAGAATTTAAATCAGGACCTCCATTACTGGCTGCATCATATTTAAATCTGAATTCATCATTAAATTCTTGTAATGTCATTTATTATATATTTTATTAACCCGATCGCTTGAATTGCTTCAGTGGCTATCGGGAATAAGATTATTTTTTCATTGCTTTTACTTTAGCTTCAAGACCCATTCTAAATTCTCCACCAATACCTGAATCTAAATATCTTGCTGCTCCATTAATATCATTCTGTTCTCCATCTAATGCTAAAGCTTTTCCTTCAATATCATAATAAAGATTATTAGATTTATTAATAAGTTTAAAATTAATAAAATCTACTATTTTTATTTTAGTTTTAAGATGTTCATCTTCTAAAGTAGCAATAAATCCTTGTGGATTGTCTTCTGATATTTTCCAAGCTTCTTTTTGTAAAAACTCTATTTTATGTGATTTATCTACAGATTTATTAAATGTCCTAAGTATATATTTAAGTACAAGTTCATCATCTTCATATTTACCAAATAATTTAACAGCTTTTTGTTTAACTGATATATTAATTATTTCTTTTCTATAAATATCTTTTTCAGATACTAATACAAATCTACATCCTTTTTTATGAGTTAATTCATCTACTGAATTTGCTATTATTTCACTATCCTGAAGAATTCTAATTTTAATAAAATCCATTGCATTGTTTTTATTAAACATTGCTCCTTCTTTCTTTAGGAAAATAGGAAATCCATCAACTAACATTCCATTATCATCTTTCCTATATTCTCTCCAAAATTTACTATTAGGATTTAGATCTTCATTAAGTTCTGTACCTAAAAAAACTAATTCTTCTTTAGTAAAGATGTAAGGAATACGTTTAGTAAGAATAGGAGCTGGAATACCTATACTAGCATTAGTAGATAAACCTCCATATAAAGGATGTGTTTTATCTGTAATACCATTTTTTGTATCCATAATATATTTTACAAATACTTTTTCTTCAGTTAAACAATTAACTAGTTCTTTTAATTCTGCCATTTTAATTTAAATTTATTTATAATACTTTCTCGATCTGGGAGAGGGTTTTAATCTCTCCCTAATTAAACCTTTAATTTAATTATTGTAATACTGTTGGTATAAGTGAAGCTGAACGTTCTGTATCATAAACTACAACACCTAAGTGAGTAAATTTAGTAATAGTAGCAGCATCTTCATCTGTACTCATATATTGAATATTATTCTCTTGTGTAAATGGATTTCTAAAACCAGCAGAATAACCTTTCTGTTCTCCACCAAATTTCTGAAATTTAGAGTACATAAGTTTTTGAACATTAGGTTCTTCTTTAGTACCCATATACATAATATCCATTCTGAATGATTCAGCAGGTTGTTGTGTACCTGGCATTAGAATTTTATTTCTAACTGGATCATCATACATATCCATTACATTTACTTTTACTTTAATTCCATTAGGAGCTAAAAATTGAGTAAATTGGAATCCTGCACTAAATGCATTAGAATGTAATTCAGATTGTACTTTTTGTATAACTCCAGGATTGTTTTGTGAAATAACCATCCATCCTGATACTGTATCTAATACAGCTTTATGAAATAGTGTAGCACCGCCCTGACCTGTATTGATTACAAATTCTCTATCATTGATACCTAATTTATTATAACTAAGTTGAGTAAGAATACTTTCTAGTAAATCTAATGAGAATGAGTTATAATAAATAGTATTTGTTTGATCTTGTTGTTGGCGAAGACCCTGACCAAATTGTAGCATCCTACCTGATTTACCATAATTGTGAGACTCTCCAGTTTCATCAACATTGGTAGTACCATAAGCAAGTGCTTTATTTTTATACTCAGAGAATTCTTGTTCTACTAACCAATCTTCATAAGAAGAAAGAACATTCATTACCATTTCATTACCATTCTTATCAAGAACAGGAAAACCCATAAGTACTGCATAATCATCTACGTCACCTGCAACTTTGTGGTCAATCCTAATAGTTGATAACATACCACGTACTCTTGCAGTACCTGGACGTCTAACACCACCCATAGATCTAGATAAACCTCTTTCAGCAGGAGCATATTCTACTGAGAATTTCTTACCAGCAATTAATTCAGCTCCAGGAATACCATTAGGTAATCCCCATGTTTCTACTGTATAAACTACATTATCTCCTTCTGGTACAGGTTCTTTTATAACCCTAAGTGGATATCTTTCATTTTTTTCACCCACAATTACTTCACCATCAAAGAAATAATTTTCTCCAAACACAAGTTCAATAACTGCACCACCTGAGCCTACATTGATATCAGTAGCTGTAACTACATTACCTGTAAATCGTGCTTCTATAAGTTGAACATTACGTCTTGAACTTGCTATGATTTCATAATAAAAATCATTTAAGCTATCTACATATTTTACACCAAGTGTTTCTAACTGGTCTTCTAATGATTTACCTGAATAAATTGCATTAAGTTTAACCATTGATTTCCTTATTTTTTCAGGAGACTGTCGGTATAATGCTTTAAGTGTAGCTTGAGGATCAAATAATGGACCATTCCATTGTTTAATCTCTGATACTTGCCATCTGTTTAATTTCATATTTTAATTAGTTATTTTATATATTTATATCGAAAGTTTTATTTCCTAAAGTAAGTGAGTTATTCATATCAGTCATTTCGTTAGATTTTAATCTTTTCTCTAACTCAAGACTTGCTTTAGATTTAGAAACTTCTAATATTTTTCCAAGGTTTTGAAATTTATTAGTTAGCTGATAAATAGCTCCTAATATAATTTCTGCTTCAACACCGTTATCTTTACGCCATTTATTAAATTCATTAATAGGCTGACCTGATTCATCTGCATCTACTTTAGTAGAAACTAAATTAAATAAATCTGTTTTTTGTTTAGGTGTTAGTTTAACATCTTTAAGAATTGTATCTTTTGATTCAATCTTAGTTTTAAGTTCTTCAAGAGATACTTTATTTTCAGTTTGTTTAGTTACAATAGAATTTTTATATTGCTCTGATTTAATTTTAATTAAACTTGCTAATGCTTCTTTTGCATCATCAATATCAGTCCCCAATTTAATACTTCTATTTGCTAATTCTACTGCTTTATCTTTATCAATACCTTTAGCAATATAATCGTATGCTATTAAATCAAAACGTGCTTGAGTGTTTTTACTTAAGACTTCATCATCTATTTTCTCAAGTTGATTTAATTCTTTTTCTAATTTCTCATATTCTGATTGTGGTATTCCTGCTTGAACAGCTTCTAAATATCTCTTTTGTGATTCAGATAAATTTTCAAATTTAGATTTCTCTATTTGTTTTTTAACTGCTTCTATTAAATCATTTGAAGTTTTAATAGCTTTAAGCTCTTCATCTTCTAAAGAGATAACTCCCTCTTCTTTTAATAAATTTGCAAAAACTGAGAAAGTAGAAGAATCTTCTGTAGATTCAGAGGAGGGAGTCTCTTTGTTTTCTGGTTCAGTTTTTATTTCTTCTTTTTGTTCTTGTAATTCTTCTTTAGGTTCTTCTTGTATAGGTTCATCTTCAAAAGAATTTGTTATCTGACTTAAAGTAGATGGTTCTAATTTTAAGTCTTCAAAACTAAATAAATCATCATTCATATTTTATTCTATTTTCTCGTTATATTATTTTTGCACTACAAATATATAATTTCATAGTAGAGATTTACAATGGGATTATATTACTATAGCTACAATTTATTTCTTATTACTAGAACTTCCAGTATTCATTTTAGCTATTTTTTTATCTTCTAGTTTTTCTTTAGCTTTATTATTTCTAATCTTTTCAGATAGATCTTTCATTTTAGCTAACATTTCATCTTCATGTTTACTATATTCTAATTCTAATTTAGCAGCACTATCATTTTCTGGAGTAGACTCTAAGTTTACATTTAATTGTAAACGTTTAGTTAGATTATCTTCATCTACTTTATATTTTTCCATGCTTAAATTATCATCATGATATTTATCTTCTCTAGCTACTCTTGCAGCTTCTATTTCTGCTGTTTGTTGCAATTGAGCTTGAGCTTGTTCTGATTGAGCTTTAGATTGAGCATCTTGTCTCTTAAGCATATCTTCTTCTGACTTCTCAATAAGACGTTGTTTTTCTCCCATACTTGAACTGGTATAAATTTTCATAACATCACTAAACTTAATCATTTGATTTTGCATAGCAGCATGAGTTAGATTTTCTAATTGCTGTTCAAGCTTACTCATATCATTATCATTGTCTAATAAGATACCAAATTCTTCTTCTAGAAAATCATCATCTATATCAAATATCTGAGCAGTATAATCATCTCCTACATATTGAAATTTCATAGGATTACCTTTAAAAGCTACTTTACATATTTCTAATAAAAGAGTAAGAACTCTTTTTTTAACATTATCATGTATTTTAAATACTTCATTAGTAATGAATGAACTTTGTGTAACAGCTCTTTCTACTCCGCCTACAGTTTCTCTATTTTGAATATCACCTAAACGTTGAGGAGGTACTCCAACGATTCTACCCATTTGAGCTTCAACATAATTAAGTATATTAATTTGTTGTTGTATAAAATCTCCTAATCCTGCTTGGTTCATTACATTTTGAGAACCTGATAATCCACCTGCAAGTTTACCTAATGCTTGTCCTTTCTTACCTTCTTTAAAACTGTCTTTAACAGCTATACCTGCTTTCTTAGCAAAGAATAACCATTTTTCAATATCCCATCCTTCAGGTATTTCTGCTAAATCTATTACAGGCATACTACCAAAGAATTTAGATAAAGCATCATTTAATCTAGTCATACTAGCATCATACATTAATTGAAAAGGCATAGCTCTATCCATCATAGAAGTAGCTTTCATATTACCTGTATTATAAATATGACCTACAATTCCAGGATGATTATAACCTGGATCACTAAATTTATTATACTGTATTTCTCTAGGTCTAATGTAAGGATATATATCTTTTCCTACTTTAACACCTTCCCACCATTGTGATACCCAATATTCTTCTACTTCTTCTCCTTTATCTTTATTAGGAATATAGGTTTCAGAGAAATAATCATATTGTACTTGTCCTTCATCATCATAAAACTTTACTCTTTTAATCATTTTTTTAGATTTCCAGAATAATCTTATGACTCTTACATTACCATATTCATCAATTGATTCAGAAGCTTTAATATCATGATAACCTGTAGTACCCATTATGTCTGAGAAGTTAAGTAAATCATCTACTACTTGATTTCTAAGTATATTAATACCTCTTTCATCTCTCTCTAAATCTGTTCCATTATATCTACTGTAAAGATCATTAGTTTCATTATCTAGCCATTTTACATCTTTATCAGATAAGTATTTATAATATCTGTCTACTATTTGACCAGGAGACCAATAATCATATATAACTATTATATCTGCATCTTCATATCTATTACTAGAACCTGATTTAAGAACAAATGTTTTTTTAGGATCTAAGACTTCAATTACTGGATTTCCATTTACTACATCGCCTATATATGCTTCCTCAGCTACTAATAATACATTCTTTATTCCAGTATTAAATTTTATTTTTAAATCTAATTCTTTTATAAAGTGACGTAATAATAAATTAGCTCTTTTTTCTCTTACATCCTGATATTCAAATTTTAAATAATAACTAAAGTTTTTTAATTGTTCTTCTGCTTCTTCTTCTGATATATCTGTATTAGTAAGCAATTCACTTATTTTCTTTTGAAGTAAATTTCTTTTTTCTTCTTCTATTTTAGAAATAGAATTAGGATTAGTTACAATAGCTTTCCATTCAAATCTTCTATCAAATTCTTCTCCAATAAGAACATTAAGATAAGGTACTGCAATCGGATAGTGTTGAATATCTTTTGGTATAAAGAAATTCTGTAATCCATTTGGATTTAAAGTAGAAGTATAATCATTAATACTAATTTTACCTAAGTAAGATCTAAAGTTTCTTAATTTATGTTTTAAATTACTTCTTATAGAAGAATCTTTCATTAGAATAATTTCTTCAACCCAATCTAAATGTTCTTTTTTCCAGGATTCATTTTTACTTTTAAATAGTTTTTTCTGGCTTGGAAAGTTATGTTTCATATTTTATAATCTGTTTCTTTAAATGAGTTTTTAAATTTATCATAATTATCATTAATAAATTTATCCGCTTCTATATATTCTATATTTTTTTCTGATGATAATGATTCAGTTATTTTTAATTTATCCTGTCTTAATATCATTACCATATTCATAGCAGATATAAAGTCAAAGTTACCATCATTATTAAATTCATATAGTTCTTCCAGATATCTTAAACTTCTTATTTTTCTTAATCTAATTGTTTGAACTATTTCTCCTTGATCATTTAATACTTCTGCTGGAGATAACATATTAGTTTTTTGAAGTCTTAATCCATCTGCTATAATACCTTGTGATGCTCTTGTTCCTTTTGCTCTATTTCCAAATAAATTTTGTTTTTGTTCTTCTACATCTCTTAAATAAGTAGGAGTATCACATAATAAATGTAATGCTGATTTATTATTAAAATATCCAAATAAACCTTTAATATTATTTTCATAGTTTCCTACTGCATTATAATACAAAAGCATTCTTCTACATATTTCATAAAAATCATCTGCTAATTGAGGTCTTCCTATATAACTGGCAACTATTTCTTCATTCCATAAATCATATATAACAATACATCCCATAGATCCTGTTTCTGTATAATCATTATCAATCGGGTCAATTCCAGCTATATATCTGTGAGCATAAGGTGTTTTATTTATTCTATCTATTTCAGGTTGTGCAAATATTTCTACAGCTCCTTCAGTATTATGTTTATCATTATTATATGTTCTTATGGCTAATTTATCAAAATTAGGTTTAAAATCAATATCACCTGAAGCTTTTATTACCATATCCCCAACCAAATGAGTTTCAGTAAATTTATTTATATTAACTCTACATTCTTCTAAGTAATCTCTAATATCTACAGTAGGGAATATAGTTCCTGATGTTTTCATAATAGCTTCTTGTGGAGTCAATGCCATTTCAGCTATCATTTGAGTTAATGTACTTGCATCATTAGAGTTATATTTTATATCAAGTCTCTTTTTAATTACAGATAATAAACTTCCTATAACATCACTATTTCCATTCTTATCCATATAACCCATTTGATTAAGATAACCTGCATGAAAAAATGCTGATTTAGCTCCTGCTTTAGAATTTTTATCATAAACATTATCTAAAGGATATACATTATAACCTCCAGGATTATAAAATATTTCTCTAAGTCCTTTAAAACTAGCACCTTCTGTACCTCCTGTTCCCCAAAAGCACATTAATCCAAATACATATTCACCATCTTCTACTGAAGGTCTACCAATATTCCAAGCAGTTAAACTATCAGCAAATTTACCAAACTCTTCCCAAAGAATATATATAGCACGTTTACCCCTTGCTTTTTCTGGATCATTTTTAAGAGTAACTCCCATAACTTGATTTTTAGTTCCCATCTCAAGTCCTGTTTCATTATCTTTATAACCCATCTGCCAATGCATAGATTGCCAACTATCTTTTAATTCTCTTCTATTAGGAAAAGGAGTATGTTTAGCACAGAAATCTATTACATCAATAAATTTATTTAATACACCATCTTTAGTTAAATATTCTTTTTCATTAGCAATTGCTAAGCTTACTGTATTTTTAGAAGCTTCTTCAGATTCTCCTAATACAAAGTTACGACCTAGTTTACTTCCTCCTTTAAGTGAATAACCTGCACCACGTTTTTTTAATGCACCACAATGTTTTCCATTTTCTCTAGATCTTTCTATATAGTGAAAAAACCAATAATCTCCATCATAAAAATCTGGCAATCCTTGAATTCTATCTTTACGATTAGATCCTTTACGTTTAACAGTTTTCATTACTGGAGAATAATTAATATAAAAATAATGATAACCAGTTATCCATTCACCATCAGATTCTCTAACCATTCCATATCTACATCTTTCTATTTCAGTATCCCAAAACTTTCTATAATCACTATAAGGATTTTTATTTAGTTTTAAAAATGTATAAACTCCATGAGTTTCAAAGTGTATAGCTGCTTGTCTAAAGTAATCTATATCTTCTAAGATGTGAGGATTAGATAAATCTACTCTTACTCTACCATTAGAATCTAGTTGTCTTTCAAGTGTTCCATCTTTTAGTAAAGCATCATTGTTAGGATTATCCCATCTATCTAAATCTTTACAATATTTTCTATTAACAGAAGTTAAATTTTGCAAAAAAACTATACTAGATAAATAATCCAGTATAGTCTCTTGCGTTTCTTTATTTAAAGTTTTAAGTAATTCTTTTGTTAGTTCAGTATTAACTGCATTTGTTTTATATTCCATATATTATAAATCTTCATAAACACTTTTTTGTTTATTACCTCTAATTTTAGTACTATCTTCTTGAGATTTAATAAATTGCTTTTCAGCTTTTTCAATATTCATCATTAAATCTGGCATAGCTTTAATGGTATCTTGTATTTGTTTTATATTCCAAATAGGTTTACCTGCTTTATCACGTTCATTTAAATCTATAGTTTCAAGTTGATTTTTAATTTTATCTACAGCTATATAAACACTTTGTAATAATCTTGAACTAGCAGTTTGTGATAAGTACTTATAAGCCTCTATAGCTTCTTCTACCAGCTTATCTTTTTTCCATATTGTTGGTAGATCTACATATTTTTTAACGTCCTTATGACGCTCTATTTCATTAGTTTGAAATTGAAAATCTGAACTCATATCTGTATAGAAAAATATATAACTAAGTTCTTTAATTAAAAGAGAAGTGTTTTTCTTTCTTGATTCTACTAATTCAGCAAATTGTTTAATAGTATATAATTCAGGTTCTATTTCAATACTAAATCCATCAACTGATTTAATTAATCTCATTTGTTATTATTAATTTTAATAACTCAATATAATTACTTCTTATTTTTTCTATAGAAGTATCTTCTTGTGATTTAGATATACTAATAGCTTGTGATAAAATTGTTTGTCTAAAATAAGGATCTATTGATTTTGTTGATTGATTAGTTCCTGCTAATTTTCCTAACTTTTCTTCCGTATCTGTTTTTTCAATTTTATATTTTTTATTTAAACTTTTTTCAAGTTCATCTATTGATTGTGGTTTTGATATTTTACCTGGATTTGAATCGTATATTTTCCATGTATTATTCCATTCTATAATATTTTCTATTAATTCTTTCATATTAATTTTTATTTCTAGGTTGACGTTTAATTGTTTTAGGTTTATTATTTTTCTCTAATAATATTTCTTTATTATTTGTAGTTTTAGATATTAATTCAACAGTTCCTTCAGGTAGTATATTAATATTTTCTCCAACTACTGATAATTTTTCAAGTTTTTCAATTATAGATCGCTTTGACTTAAGTTCTTCTGAAAGGGAAAGATTTACAGTTTCAAAATATTCTACTTCTTTTGATAATCCTTTAACTGCTTCTTTATTTATATTATTTAATTTAAGTTCTTTATTATATAAATCTTGTAATTGTTTAAAACTAGAATCATAATCAGCTTTCTCTGCTGCAAATTCATCTTCTAATAATAAATTTTTATCTTCTAAATCTTTAATTATACTATATTGTAAATAGTTAAATATAACTGCTACTAATATTATAAATGCTAAAAATAAATTCATTCTTATTTATTTAGTTTGTGGAATTACATAAATTATATCTCTTGAATCTAATAGTAAATATTCATTACCATCTATTTCATATAAAGGTATTTCATATTGAGTTTCAATTACACCTGCTGTATGATCATCAGTTAATGTTCTATATTTATTATAATTAATTTTTACTTTATCTCCAGGATTCAATTCAATTCCTTGATTAACATAAGGACCTATAAGTAATACTTCCTGTTCATCAGAGACGTTTTCAGACATGATTGCAAGTTTTTTAGCTAATCTTACATCTACTTTCATTTCTTTTACTAGAAGACCTGATTCAGTGTAACCTTGCATTTCAGGAGGAGTAGCTCTAGTAAGAATAAAAGAATAAGGTACTTTAATATTTGGAATAGGTGCTTCTAGATTTTTAGTATATCTTTTATTATATTTCTCTAAAGCAAAATCTGATTGAGTTTGATTTAAAGCATTTTGTTTATTTTCAATTATACTTGGATCTACAAATATTCCTGATTCATTTTTAAGTACAGGTATATCTAACATTATTTGTTCTTTCATTATTTATTATTTTCTTTATTTAATCTTTGTTTTTTAATTTGTGATTTAGCAAATACGTGTTTGTATACGTAATAGTTAGGTTTTAAATAACCTAATGCTGGTATTTTTATTATAGGAAATTTAGAATTGAATTCATCTTCAGACATCATAATATCTTTATCAAATTCAACAGATGCAATTTTATTTTTAATGTATTCAGATGTATAGTGTAAAGCTAATTCTACTACTTCTTCAGGAAGATTAAGTTTATAACTTACTTGTCTTATTCTTTTAGAATGACCTGGATCTTTATTACTTAACATCTATATTATATACTAATTTAAAATTATTAAATGGTTCAGTTATAGTAGGTATAATTTGTTTGTTTATACTTTTATCATTAACTATTTTTTTCTTTCTTAAACAGCTTAATAAGTTGTTATAAGCATATTCTTGTATATCTAATTCCGCTAATATTTTCTTCTTTATTTTAGATGAGAATAATAATTCATCTAACATTTCTTTATTTTTAACTTCTAGAGATATTAAATATCTATGATATAGTAATTTAGCTAATAATTCTAATTCTTTATTTCTTAATTTTAAGAATGGTTGTAATATCATTAACCACATTATAAAGAATTTTTCTTTATCTACTTTAAAAGACTGAACATTTATATTTGTGTTACTGTTTTGCATTTATTTTAATTACTAATATTTTATTTATAAAAACAAAATAGTTATAGTTCTTGTTATTAGATGCAAAGTGTTTAATTACATCTATATATTCTTTATCAAATATATTGTATTTTATATTTAAAAGTTTATTATTCTGCCAAACTAGTCTCTTCTGAAGAAAGGAAAGATCTACCATATTCTTTAATAAACATTTGATTCCAATTATTTATATCTGTTTCATTTATATGAATATTACCACATTCTCCGCAAACATCTAGATTAGAACTAGATAATTCTTTAACGTTTAAGGATAAGCAGTTTTCACAATAAAATACAGGTTCTGAGTTATAACTATCTTTTGTGTACATTTTGTTCTATTTCCTGAATCATAGATTCAATATTATTTATATTATTTTTTTCTTTATATTCTTTCCATTCTAATCCTGGTAAGAAATCAGGAAATAATTCTTTATTACAAGAATCAGGAGAGAATGCTTTTTTAATTGTTGGACAATTACATATTTTACATCTACCAGACATTAAACAAGTATCTTTACAAGTATATAATCTATAGTAGTATTGTTCTTTTAAGTGTATTGGTAAATCTATTATTTTATCTAAATAGTAATTAACATTTCCTAGGATAAAACTTTTTATATTTTTTAAATTAATATTACTCATATTTTTTAACTACTAGTTTAACTTGATCTTCAGTAAGGGATAATCTTTTTTCTAGATTAATAAGATTAGCTATTTCATTAAGTTTATCATCTGTAATAATACCTTGATAATTTTCTATTGATTTATCAAGTTCATTCATATTATTTAATATATTACCAAAGTTGTTTAATTGTTTTAAAGCTTCTTTATTATTATCTAGTTTAAATTTTCTATGTCCTTTTTTACTATACGTGTGCATATTATTTATTATTTATTTTATAAGGATCTATTCCTGCTATATATGAATTATGTTCTATTGGAGTCCAGGCATTTCCAGGGGCAAGCTGATTATCAAGTATAGGATTATGTTGCATTGTTATAGTAACACCTCGTGTTGTTTGATATGTTTTCCAAATATTAGTAGTATCTAATTGTTCATATAAACCTGGTCTATATTCAGGTAAATTATTACTTATACAATAATCCCTTAATTTTTCTTTAGTTTCATATGAAAGTTTATTCCATTCTTCTAAACTAACTTCTGTTATAACTTCTGTATTAGGATTTTTGAATATTAATTTAGTATTTATTGAATCTGCCAGCTTTTGCATTTCAGCTATTAAGGCATCATTAAACATTTTATGTCCTAATGGACTTGGATGAAAAGCTTGAGGTAAATCAATACCATTTATTTTATTAGAATTAAATACATCATTTATTACTTCTTTTAATTTATTTAAATTTAAATGATCATACATCTTCTTTAGGTATTAAAGTTAAAGAAAGAATACAACTATCATCTGTAGTAATAATATCTTCTATATAAAATTGTCCATCTGAATTACTAACTTCTACTTTCCAATCTCCAGGTAGTAATTTAAGTTTAGTAATTAAATTGTTTATACTTATAGGTCCTTGTTCAGTTGATCCCATTATACTTTATAAATTTTAATCTTTCCAAGAAGTAAATATTTATAATTAATATCTTCTGCTAATATATTATAATCTTTAGATGATATTAATAATTCTTCTGGTTGTATTTTAAATATTTGTTGTTGTTCAATAATCATATTATTAATATGTTTAATAATTTTCTTTTGATTATCTGATAATTCTTTTAAATTTATTTGTTTGTATTCATCCATTTTACCACATTATATCTATACTAAAGATTAGAAATCCAAGTACTAATCTATGCATAGGTTCACTTGTTTGTTCATCTGTTTCTGTATTAATAGTTATCTTTTCTATTTCATGACAGTAAAGTCCTATTGAAAATTCTTCTGTTGGATTATTTAATTTTATTCTTATCATTTAATTTATTTATATTTAAAAAGTTTTAGAAACAGATAATTCTATTTCATCATACCAATCTTGTTCCATATGATTCCAAGATATATAATATTTTATTCTGTTATTTCTAAAAGAATAACTTATATCTAGTATTCTTCCTTTAGGACCATCTGAAGTAGTATGATAAACTTCTTCATTTATTTTAAATTGATGCTCTATTGTTTTTGTCATACTTTTATTTTTTGTAAAGATATATTATTTAATTAATACAATCCTAATTTATTTTAAATTATTTTACTTTTTCTTTAAGTATATTTTTAATTTGTTTTTTAACTTGAGGTTTACTAAGTTGTACTGCTCTTGCTGAAATAGCTTTAAACATAGCTTCTTTTACTTTATTTGATTTAAGTATACATATCTGATCATATAATATATTTAGCTCTGTAATGGTCTTATAATCAGTCATTCTATAACCGTATATTCTATTTTGATAATCTTTTTGAATATTAGCATTTATTTGTATTTGTCTTCTCATTTTTGTGTTTTTTATTTAAATTTTTTAGTTAACTTATTAGTTATTAAGCTTTTATATTTATTTTCTTTGTTCTTTAGTAGATATACCTTTTCCTACTCCGTCTAACTTTTGATTTTTTAAATCTTGGTTGAAGGTCAAATAACTATATTACTATAGAACTACATAAACCATAAACTTCGAGAATTGTTTGTCTATTATATATCATGTCACTTTTAAATGGTTTAGATACATAACTTTACCCGATATTTGCATCTTCATAACTACTGTTAATAGGGTTATAACGACTCCTAAATGCAAAGCTTCTCTTATATCATGGCAATTTTTTACAACTATTGGGGACATTTGGCTGCGATGTATCTCTATTATTTCAAGAGTGCGGTTATAACCCAACTTCTGAACCATCGCTAAAGGCGGAACCTAATTTTTCAATTAGTAAGACCTTCGGTTGCTATTGGCTGAATCCCATATACAGTCTCCTAACTCTGTATTGAGTATTGCGAGGTAAAGATATAATATTAATTTTAAATAAACAAATGTATTTTTGAATGATTATAACTATATTATCAACTTTCAATAATTATTAAAACTTAATTTATATATTTTCTGCTTAAAAAATTTTTTTTGATTTTAGATTTATTAATAATATGTCAGTAAGTATAGTATAATAACACTATCATCCCTCCTGCCGTTGTGAATTGGGGATATACCCCTGTACTTACTAACTAATTAATACTTATTATCATGGAAAAATTTGCTATTATCTCAACTGGTGCTAAATCAGACGGTAAAACATTCTGGTCTCAAATCCAGAAAGAACAGGACGGTTTTGCACTACGTGCATTCGTAGTTACAACAACTGCACAAGAAAAGGGTGCTGAGCTTGCTATACCAACACCTTTATTGAAAGCTATAACTTGGACGTTTTAATACGTTCAGGTTATACTGATGTTCATAACTATTATTGTTAGACTAATATTAATTAAACAAATAAACTTATCATGGAACAACCTATTTACAAAGCAATGGATTCATTATACTGCTGTATAACATCACAAAGTATGTTTTTAACTTTACCTGGACATCCTAACAAACATGGTAGTAAAGAAGATCCTATGTTGAGAATTATGATGAATTGTCCAACTATTACTAAAGAACAATTTGAATCTAGATTATCAACAGATAATTTGTTAGATACTATATTCAAAGCTCTTTATTTAAAGGAAATTGAAATCAATTAAACAACTATATTATGGAAGCTTATGAAATCATAGCTCAGATCGCAGAAGGTATTAATGATTTTAATAATCAGAGATATAACTTCTAAATTACAGAATACATACACCTAGAGAATATTGTATGTATTCACAATTATTAAGTCATGATAATAATTAGTTTAGTTAATTAAAATACTTACTCTTGCAACTTGATTGTATGTGAGAGTAAGTTATTTATCTAATAAATTATTATTGTGTATTAAGATTATACTTCTTAAGAAGAAAGAATTAACTATTATTAAACTAAACTAAATATTAAATATCATGTACCTATTAAAAGACAATAAATTAGTATATATCTCTTTAAAAGAAGATACTACAGAAAATGTATTAGCAACTAAATCTCGTGAAGATTTATTAAAAGAATGGAATAAACCTGAATCAATTGTAACAGATGTAGTATATAGAATGACATTTCAATAAATCTGATTACAGATCTGAAGGTTATTGCTTTAGAATAACACAATCACAATATTGTGATAATTCAGGATTAGATAATGGTCATGGTTTACATGAATCCAAAGGTGATGCTATTCTTGACATGTTAAATCATGGTTTTACTGTTACTATTAATGGTAATCCAATTACTAAAGAAGATCTAGTTAAATAATATTAGATGATATTTCCGGTCCAAGTAGAGTTAAATAATATCCTTACCTTGAGTATAATAATTAGCCGGAATATATTATCTTCTTTATTAGATTTAATTAATACAATTTATAACTGTAACGTGTTGAGAAGCAACACAGGTTTAAATCTCTGTGAAGGCTATATTTTACTGGTGTTTCCAAAGATAAAATATACCGAACATACTAAGTAGGTTTACTTAAAGTAATACTTTAAGTGGATTTACAATACTTAAGTGATAAATTTAACTAATAATTAGCCTTCGGCTAGTTATATTATCTTATTACATTAGATTCAAGTAACAAAACTAAATACATTTAATTAATATGAATTTATTTCAAATACTTTTACAAGAACTTAATCCTAATACTCCTTATAATAAGAAAGATATGGATTTTATATTACATATAATAAATATTCCTTTTAAACAATTAAACTAAATTAAAATCATGAAACAATTTATTTATTACCTATTTATAGTGTTATTTAGCTTATATAAAGCTATTTATAAGCTCTCTAATGCATTATTTATAGGTATTGGAGTATTAATGCTTATGTTATTTAAGGTTTGTTATAGTAAGAGTAATAGTGTTAAACAATATACTCTTGATAACTTAATTAAATGTTAATAAATGTGGAATATTACACTTGTAATTGTTAATTATTGTTAAATTATATAGAAATATGTAAGATAAACCTTATACTAACTATTATCAATAAGTGTAATGTCTCACATTTGTGACAAAATACTTTAATCATAACTAAACTAACAATCACTTATGAAATACTTTTTATTAATAATTCTCATATTTACATTAAATTCATGTAAAAATAGAGAAACGCAAAACTATTATATAGTTGGTAAAACATATGAAAAAGAACACATGTGTCATTCTGATTATCAAACTATTAATTATGCAATAGTTGTAATTCCACCTCAACATAAACATAAATTAATATTTGCAAAATATACTTTACATATAGCTAATAAAAATGAATTATTACATATTAATGTAAATGAAACATTATTTAATAAATATAATGTAAAGGATAAAATATTATATTAAACTAACAATCAATTAAAATAAACAAATATGTTACCAACAACACTATTCTTTTTAGCATTATTTTGTTCAATATTTACAATTTTAAATTTAATAGATGTAATTATGTGTATTCAGAAAAGAGATACATCTATTATTATACAAATAATAGCAAGTTGTTATTTATGGTCTTATTTATTCTATTTATTACATTAACAAATTAAACTAATTATGTCAAGTAAATTATCAGTAGATGAAGAATTATTAAATCTTCTTTTAAATCATAGAGATGCAAAATACGGTAAAATTATTAAAACAATAATAGATTCTTGCAAATGGACTATTAAAGTATTTGATAGCAATATTATAAAAATAGGATGTAAATATAAAACTATTAAAGAATGGGAAGATTGGTTTAATAATTCTACTGAAGAATTTGATACTAAAAGATCTGATCCTGAATTTGATATAATATATAAATCTTATTTAGAAGCTAAAGATGAACTCATCAAACTAATTTAAAATGAAAGATATAATAACAAATTATTATGATTGTGATGGTAATAGAATTATCATTAAATCAATGTGGAAACCTAAAACAATTATTAAACCAAATAAAAATTAAAAATGAAACAATTATTATTATCAGTATTATTTATTCTAAGTTTATCATTTACATCTTGTGAAGATCCAATTGATAATTCAACAGAAATTGAAGATAAAGTTTATCATAGAGGTGGTGAACCAATAGGTATAAGTCCTAATCCATATACTCCTGTACAACCTGTAAGTTTAACATTAGTTAACAATACTATTAGTAATCCTAGTAGTTATTCTACTGATTGTTCAACAGGTACAATAGGTATTGGTACAGGTCATGCTATTATTAAAATAGGTGGTATATCTTATAGATTAGACTGGAGACCATTAGTATCTGGAGTAGGTGTATATCCTAATGGACAATCATATTTAATTATGAATACACAATTATCTAATGAAGTATATAAATTTAATTATTTATATAAAATGACAGTTGTACCTAATGGTACTAGTTGTTAAATATATTATGAAAAAAACTATATTTCAGTGGTTAAATATACCAGGTGGATTTATAATAGCAAGTTCAATACTATGGTTAAAAGAATTAGGTATAATAACTACATGTATAATGTTTACAATAGGTATAATTATGCTAGCAATATCATGGCATTATACATTTAAAGAATAATATAACTCTCATAACAGGTGGCATACCTCAGCCCTGAATAATTTGAATCTCATCGTTAAGAGTTGCTAGACCAGTTTAAAGACAGGTGAACAGTGATGGGACAAACTATAAGACTAATGAAGTTAGAGCTTATGAGAGTTTAATTTTAATAAAATAAACCTTTCTAACTTGAAGATAAATAGTAGTACAGTAGGAGATAATTGCCTTTGTGAATCACTACAAGCTAATCCAATAGCTGTTATTTATTACTACAAGGTAATATGCTGAGATAAAGTCTGTTTGTAGTAGTGAGGTATGCAACCAATATATACACAAGTCAGTAATTATTCCTTTGGAAATGGGAT